GCCAGCTTTACGGGCCGACCGACAGCGATGAGGTCTGGTCGCAGCTGGCAGAGCTAATGCTGCAGCCAGTGGCGGGCATGCAGATCGAAAAGGTGTTTATCGACAGTGGGTTTCGCCCGGACAAGCCGGAGCTTGGCAACGAGCACAAGGTCTATGAGTTTTGCCGCCGCTATCACTGGCTGTGTTGGCCCACCAAGGGGCGCGATGTAATGACGCCACCCTACCGGGTCTCAAAGATCGAGGCCAAGCCCGACGGTAAGCGTGCGCTTTACTCGGTCAATCTGGTTTTGCTATCGACTGATTTTTTCAAATCACTGGTGGTGTCGCGCATTCGCACGCCGATGGATGTGCCAGGCGCATTCTTTGTCCACAGCGAGGTGACTGAGGATTACTGCAAGCAGCTGACCTCGGAGGCGCGCATGGTCGTCGAGGGTCGTCCGAAATGGGTAAAGCGTTCACGCCATAACCATTTCCTTGATTGCGAGGCCATGTGTGCGGCCATTGGCTACACGCTTAACGTTCAACGCATCCCCGAGGGTGTCGAGCGGTCCGAGGAGGCAGGTCCTTCTTCAGGCTCCTCCGACAGTTCCGCCAAGGGTGATCAGCCGCCACCATCAGAGCCCACCTCCTCCCGGGCTTCTGGTGGTGGCGTGCTTCGAAAACGCTTCTCGAATGCCGGGAGCAGACTGAACAGGTAAACACATGTCCATTATCTCAAAGGTCCGCGATCTGATCGTGGGTTCACCTCTGCCTGCGCCGACCAATGGTGGCGAGGTGGCCTCTCGGCCGACTGGGCAATACATGCGAGGTGGTCGAGGGGTAACTTTTGCAGGCTGGAAGCCGGCACTGCGCGAGGCGCAAGACGATATCGCTGATGCGTGGGATGATGCCGCAGCGCGCGTGGGCGATCTTTTGCACAACAACGGCTGGTTGGCTGGGGCTGTGGATCAGGCGGTTGCCAATACAGTCGGGTCTGGCCTGCGGCTTAAGTCTATCCCGGAGAACGAAACCTTTGGCATGACAGCCGTTGAAGCATCTGAGTGGTGCAAAACTGTTGAACGTCGGTTTGAGCTGTGGGCGCGCAATGCGCAAGAATGCGATATTCAGGGTCTGCGCACCTTTGGGCAGATGCAAAGTGCGGCGTTTCGCTCATGGCTGATCACTGGCGAAATACTCGCCGAGCTGCCGTTTCGGCGCAGGCCGTGGAACCGGTACGGCACCAAGGTGCGTTTGCTGCCGCCGCACCGCTTGTCGCGCAAAACTGAAAGTATGAACCGGCTGATCAACGGGGTTTATACCGACGTGGACGGAATGCCGGTGGGCTACCGGGCAATCCGCAAGGATCTGTTCAAGCATGATGTGGAATATGACGTGCGTGCGCGCGATGGGGCAGGGCGGCCGCGCGTGATCCATGTCTTTGACGGGCTGCCGGGCACGCATCGTGGCATCTCGCCGATGACGCCCGCGCTGCAGGTTGCGCGCCAGTTTGACCAGCTGGCCGATGCCACGCTGATGGCCGCGATTGTGCAAACGCTCTTTGCGGCAACGATCACGTCGGATGAGCCAACAGAGGAGGTGCTGGCGGGGCTTTTGACACCTCAAGAGCAAGCGAAGATGGCGTCCGAGGGTGTGGCCCCCATGGAGGCTTATATCGATATGCTGGCGGGCTTTTACGACGGCTCCTCGCTCGATGTTGGTATCAACGGTCGCCTTGCGCATCTGTTTCCGGGCCAAGAGCTGAAGTTTCACACCAGTAATCAGCCTTCATCGAATTACAAAGATTTCTCGATGCACCTCTTGCGCGAAATCGCACGCTGCCTTGGGCTGACCTATGAGAGTGCGACGGGTGACAACAGCGGGGCCACCTATTCGTCCTTGCAGGCAGCGACGGCTGAAATCTTCGCCATTACCAAGACGCGGCGGCAAAACATCATCGCGCCGTTTTGTCAGCCAATTTACGAGGCATGGCTGGAAGAAGAGGTCGCCAGTGGCGGTATCGCGTTTCCGGGCGGCTATGAGGCGTTTCTGGCCAACCGGACTGCGGCCTGCCGGGCGGAATGGCGCGGGGCACCGCGCACTACCGCTGACGATCTCAAGAAAGCAAAAGCGCACGAGACTTGGAAGCGGCTTGGCGTGATGTCAGATGCGATGATTTGCAACGACAACGGGGTCGATGTTGATGATGTGTATCAGCAGCTGGCCGCCGAGCGGCTGTTGCGGGCCGAATACAACCTGCCTGAGCCGATGTTGATGGGCGCAGCTGGCGGTGGCCCACAGGCAATTGCAGCCAATGCCGATGCGGATGATGGCGATGACGACGAAGAGGACGCTGCATAATGGCTTTGACGATCGATGAAAATGACCCCTGCGCGGCCGCTAAAGCCCTGCGTGAGGTCTATTACCGGCTGATCGCGGGTCAGGCCGCAGCGACAGTGTCGTTCACGGCGGGCCCAACGGGAGTTTCCCGATCGGCCACGTTCCACGCGGCCAGCCCAGACCGCCTGATGATGGTTATTCGGGGCTTTGAGGAAAAATGCGCCGCATCGCAGGGCAGATCGCCACGCCGCCGCGCCATCGCAACAGGAGGGGTCCGGTGAACGAGCCACCCACAATTATGCAGGCGCCAGAGGGGCCTTCGCTGACGCAGATCGCGTCGCGGGTCCTCAACCGGCCGCTTTTACTTCATCCGACAAAGGCCGAGATCATCTTGCAGGTTTTGCAGGGACGGTTGCCGATGGACGGGGCAAAGATCGAGGGCCTGCGCCCGGATGCCAACCAGTTTCTTGGCAACCGTTACGGCGAAGATGGTCGCGCGCGCAAATATGCTGTCGCCAACGGTGTCGCCATGATCCCGATCGTGGGCTCGCTGGTCAACCGCGGGGCGTGGATCGGGGCCAATTCTGGCATGGTGTCCTACGAGGGCATCACTGCACAGCTGCGCGAGGCGGCAGACGACCCAGAGGTCTACTCGGTTCTTCTGGATATCGACAGCCCGGGTGGTGAAGCGACAGGCATGTTCACCGTCGCAGAGCAGGTCCGGCAGCTGGGCGCTTCCAAGCCGGTCACGGCCTTTGTCAACGACATGGCGGCCTCGGCGGCTTACGGTATCGCGAGTGCTGCCAATGAGATCGTGGTCTCGCCGACCTCGATTGTGGGCTCGATTGGTGTGGTACTGACGCATCTCGATCGCTCAGGCGAGCTGGAGCAGAAGGGCGTCCGCGCGACGCTGATCTACGCAGGCAAGCACAAGGTCGACGGAAATCCGTTTGGCCCGCTGTCCGATGCTGTTCAAGCTGATCTGCAAACGGAAGTGATGAAGTTTTACGACCAGTTTGTGGGCCTCGTGGCCCGGGGTCGTTCCGGCATTACTGAGCAGGCAATCCGCGCCACCGAAGCTCGCACATTCATCGGGCAAGACGGCATCGATCGGGGGCTCGCAGACCGCGTGGCTTCGCTTGATGAGGTCCTTGCCAACCTATCAACCTCGGCCCACGGGGCCGTCAAAACAAGGAAAGGGTTTGCCATGAGCAATCCGAACCAAGCTGCCCCGCAGGCTGAAAGCGCCGGCATCACTGAAGCAGCCCTCAATGCTGCTGTTGAAACAGCTCGAGCAGAGGGTGCTGCCGCCGCAAGCGGCCGGATCAAAAGCATTCTCACCTGTGAGGCGGCCGCCGGTCGTGAAGCGCAGGCCATGGGCTTTGCCTTTGAGACGAGCATGAGCGCTGAGGAAGCGATCAAGGTTTTGGGAATGGCCCCGAAAGCATCGTCCGTCGCGTCGATTGAAGATCGCGCAGCGCGTGAAAACGAGTTCGGTGGCGATGCGTCCGGTGCCCGCGCTGACACATCTGAGAAGGTCAAGAGTGGCTGGTCCGCTGCTGTGGCTCAAGCAAACAATCGGTTCGTCTGAGCCACAATCTGGTCTGAGGAGATCATTCAATGACAATTCTAAACGAAGGTCGGCATCCCGGCGAGTTCCTGATGACTGAAGCCAATGGGCAGCGCTCGCGCGGCAACATCACCGTTGCCAGCGGCGCGGGCATCATCGCGCCGGGCACCGTGCTTGGCAAGATCACTGCGACCGGCAAGTTTGTCGCCTCTGCGGTTGGTGCCGATGATGGCTCTGAAACCGCTGTTGCCGTCGCGCTCTACGGCTGCGACGCAACCTCTGCTGACGCAGCCATCGCCGCCATCGTCCGCGACGCCGAGGTTAACGGCAGCGTGCTGACATATCATGCCGACCGCGATCAGGCGGCTGAAAAGCAATCTGCAAATTCTGATCTGGCCGCTGTTGGCATCATCATCCGCTGATCCGCGGTCAAACACGAAAGGACATCTAAATGTCGCTTCTGAATATTTTTTCGCAAGATGCCTTCAGCGTCATGCGCCTCACCGACGCTTTGCGTGAAATCAAGTATGCTCCATCGCGCATTGGTCAGCTCGGCCTGTTCCAAACGACCAGCATCGACACGCTCGATATTGGAATTGAAAAAGACAAAGAGCAAAACCAGTTGCTGATTGCGTCGTCTCCACGCGGTGGCCCCGGTCAGACATTTGGAAAAAACAAGCGGTCGATGCGCACTCTGCGCGTGCCACACTTTCAGGTCGACGATGCAATCATGGCCGACGAAGTCCAGCAAGTCCGGGCATTTGGACAAGAGGTGGCAGTTGAGCGCCTGCAGCAAAAGATTGCTGACCGTGCGGTCGAGGCAAGTCAAGGGTTCGC